TCGACACCACCGTCGAGGCCATCCTCAACCACGACAGCATCTCGGTCCACTGGAGCATGTACAGTTCGTCCTCCTCGTTCTGCTCCATGGCCTCAACGACGGCCCGAACATCGCTCAGGTCAACGGCCATCCCGCCCCGCATCACGAGCACGTGCTCCCCGTTCACCGCTCGTCCCCCTCTCCGCTCATCATCATCATCTCCACCGCCCGCATGATCACGGGCCCGGGCACGCACGACAGGTCCCCTCCTGCTCTCTCCCGCACCCTCATCAGCGCCTCGTCCCTGGTCATGTCGTCTCCTTCCTCGCTACCGGGTAGGGCGTCTCCCTTCCGGCTTCGAGTCCTACTCTCCTACATCATGTCGTCCCCGTCAAGCTCATCTCCTGTGCCCCCGCTCACAAACCCTTAACATGAATGCCAGTTCATGTTAAGTCCTCTGACCTCTGTGCACTAGCCCATCGGGACCAAGGTCCTATGTAGGTCTTCTATGTAGTGACGACACGGACGAGGGTTGCTTTGGGACCAAGGTCCTAAGTAGATCAACTTGTATGCACAAGCTGAGGATGTACGTGACGACACGGACGGGGGAATGTAGGTACATCCCGGGGAGGGTAGGGGTAGGAGTACGACAGGCCCACGATTGCAACGATCTGGTTGTGGATAACCCTGTGGATAGGTTGTGGAAAAGGTTGTGGATAAGTGGGAAAGTAGGTACGAAATCGACTTATCGTCACTCTGACGATAACTATTTTCTCCCTTCGTAATATAATATATATATATTTATATTATATAAATATTATATACAGAATATAATCATAGTAGTATAAATTGTCGTGTCTTGGTATACATACGTGTACCATACATTAATGTCATAGTAGTATAATATTCTATATTACTCTTATATATTCTGAGTACGATATATACAAAAGAGAATATAGGGTATATAGGGGGTTCGGGTGCGAGCTCGCCCGTGTCGTTGCTCGATCGATCGTTCGCTCGTTCGAACACGAGAACAAAAACAGAAGAGATGAACAGCCCCTCGTTCATGCCCGTGTCGATGCCGCTCGGCCGGCCGTGTCGGGCCCCGTAAGGACACACCGCCATCCGGGCAGGGGGTCCCCCGTCCTGTCGCACCCGGCTACCGTCCCGTCCCAGATGCCCCTCAGACGCGTTGTAAGCCATTCTGAGAGGTTTTTAGACGTGAGTCAGTACGAGACACTAGGGACGCACCTAGAGGCCGTCTACGGGCCTTACAGCACGTCAGCCCCCTGAGAGCCCTGTGAGACGACACGAGACGACACGGAGCATGAAGCCACGGAAGCCGAACGAGCCCTCTCGCCCGTGTCGTCACGAGCCCCGGGGTTGCGATTCGAACAGTGTTAACGAGAGCGAAATCACACCGCACGAAGCCGAATTTCGAGGCGAAGGAAATCGGTTGCTACCGAGTGCGGGGCGGGGGGAGGGGGTGCGACCCCGCACACGCGCCCCGAGACGATCGACCCCTAGGCTTTTCCGCTGGAAATCAACGCTATGGAGTTGTCAACGAACCCTGCTCCGGCCCGGTCGGCCCCCCGCTGCTGTACCTCCTTTCTATAAATAAGTATAGGTTCGACCCCGGCTACGGTCAAGCCCCTCGCCCTGTCGTTACATGCTCGTAACATCTGGGGCGAGCTAAACTTGTGTATTTGACCGGTCTGGGCATGACGAACCCCCTGTCGCCACAAGAGGGTGACAGGGGGTGTCGGGATCAGGCCAGGTGACAGACTCGGACTAGAGAATCATCCTTGACCGAGAGGATGCTCGCATTCGTTGGGAAAGTCGTTTCCGGTCCACTGACCTCGATATCGATCATCCCTCGCGTGGAGCACCAGGTCTTCAGCACTTGGCGCGTCTCAGAACCCCAGAGGATGACATCCCCGGGGAGCAGACGCTGCACGGACATGTAGAGCATGAGTCTCACCTCCTCTCATACTGCGACGGGGGCTCGCAGGGCGCCGTGGTGTCGGTATCCTTCGGAGGCGTCGATGTCCTCGAGGACGTAGTCGTCGATCGAGTCCCGCTGCCGAAGCCGCAGGCGGGGGAACGGGAACACTTCACGCTCCAACTGAGTCTTCACCTGATCGACGTGGTTGTCGTAGATGTGGCAATCCCCGCCGGTCCAGATGAGCTCGCCGACATCCAGGCCTGTTTGCTGAGCGAGCATGTGCGTCAGGAGGGCGTAGGACGCGATATTCATTGCAACCCCCAGGAACAAATCGGCGGACCGTTGATAGACCTGCAACGACAGGTACCCATTCCCGCTCACGTAGCACTGGAAGAAGGCATGGCAGGGCGCCAGGACCATTTCGGAGAGCTCGCCGACGTTCCAGGCCGACACGAGGTGCCGACGGGAGTGCGGGTCCTCCCGCAGATCCCGGATCAGACGCTTGATCTGGTCGTGGGCGCTACCCCAGTTGCGCCACTGGACACCATAGAGGGGACCAACATAGCCGTCCGTGTCGGCCCAGTCGTCCCAGATGTGCACGTCCTGCTCCTGGAGCCATGAGATGTTGTCCTCACCGCGGAGGAACCACAGCAATTCCGCCTTGACGACTTTCATGGGGACGTACTTGGTGGTGATCCGGGGGAAGCCCCGAGACAGGTCGTACCTCAGCTGACGGCCGAAGACGGCGCGGGTGCCGACCCCGGTGCGGTCATGGCGGGGCTCGCCGTGGAGGAGGACGTCTTTGAGGAGGCACTCGTACTGGTCGTCGATCATCAGAACAGGACTCCCGAGTTCAGGATTCGGATTTGAGGCGCCTCACTGGGCCAGACGAAGGCAGTGGTGCTGTACATACCGATCCCCGTGATAGCGGTGAAACTCGTGGTCTGCCCGTTGACGGTCACGTCGAGGACGCGGCAGGGCCGACCTACGAGCCAGATGAAGTCCCCGGGATTAAGCTCATCTGCTCGAACGGTCTCGTAGTCGTAGTTGTCGAGTGCCATTACAGAGTACCTTTCTTCTTCAGCAGTAGATAGTCATCGGCCCGCACGCGCATGACGCCCTCCACGGGCCAGACGAAGAAGTAGTGAATCGTGCTCAGGACGTACTCGGGCTCGTCGAGTTGGATATGTGTGATCTTGAGGTTGTATGGATCGACACGGATAACGTCCCCGACCTCTAGCGCCTCGGGTTTGATGCGCTTCATTTCAATCATCCTCGCACTCGATCTCGACCTCGCCGGTGGCCACGAGGGTGTTCAGGGCCAGGATGCGATGCTTCTTGTCCCCTACTCGGACGTAGACCCGGTCTCCAAGGTAAGTTTCGAGGAGATCGTCGGAGAGCATGAACGAGGTGGGCTCGTGCGGACCGTAGGTGATGCGGCCGACGGCTTCAGTCTTCAGCGGCTCCATGTTAGTTCTCCTTCCAGGCGAGGGCCTTGATGCGGATGTGGTTGCTGACGCCGTCGTCGGGCTCCCAGCAATCAACGTCTTCAGCGAGCATGAGCGACACGGGTTCGAAGGTGAGGCGCTCCTCGAGGTCGAGGAGGTCAGCGTCGTCGTAGAGTTCGCGTTTCGTATCCGCCTTGATGACGATCGGGATGTCGTCATCGAACCGGTCGAGGTATTCCTTGAGGTCTGCGATGGTGATCATGGTCGATTTCTTTCTGTTGGTCCTGGTGAGTGGACGACAATCAGTGCACGCCTGCGGGTGTCGTGGTGTTTGATGTACAAGGAGTAGAAGTCGCCGGGGCAGTGGTCATCTGGGTGGCAGTCCATTCCTGGGTCTCGATAACAAGATCGAGAGTGTCATCTGGCGACAGGTAGAAGGAGTTGACAAGGTCACCGACTCCGATGTAGTAGGTGACCTCGACGACTTCCTCGTCACGCTCGAGGCCGGTGATCCGGAAGTTCTGACCGCCGTCGCGGAAGATGTCGCCGGGTGTCAGAGCCTCGACAGGAGTCGGCTGGATGGTGATGGGTTTGTGCTCCATGTCAGTCATTCTCCGTGTCAGGCCACTGGATAGTGGGCTTGCCTTCCGCCCCGGCCCACCGGTTGACGAGCCAATGCATCCAGTCGGGGACAGACGTGGGATCCTCCAGGGCGTCTTCGTAGCGCTTCTTGGTGCGGTCCCACTCGGATTGGGCGCTGCGGAGCTTTCTCTCGCGATCCTCCTCCGTCGGCTGGAGGCGGTAAACGAGGTCTTCCCCGCTGTTGATGCTGCCCTTCTTGTCCAGAATGCCATCGGCTACATCCTTGTCCATGGACTCGATCGTCTTGAGGATACGAATGAGAGTCTTCCGAGGGAGGGTCAGGAAGTCCACGTGGTTGAAGGTTGCGACCATTCGACCCTGCTGGTCGTAGTCGCTGAGGTCCTCGAACTTGGTGGGGCGTGCCAAGGTTGATTTTCCTCTCAGTAGTAGATGCGGGTGCTTTCGGCATTCCAACGGAAGAGTTGCCCGGAGCGCTCGGACGAGCCTTCCGCCTTGGTGTTGAGGCAGAACTCGACCTCGTTGCCCAGGGGGACCAGGTTCTTGTCGAGAACCTCAACCTCCTTGCCATCAAGGCGGATGCGGTCTCTCGTGAGGATGTACCAGACAGGTACGAGCTCTTCCATGTTGGCTCCTTCGGTTCGGCTGATGGCCCCAGCATAGAGAAGTATCGGGCGTACGTCAAGCCCCGGGTCCGTTACGCTTGGATCACGACGACGAGAGGAGGTCGTATGGGCAACGTGGCGCACTACGCGGCTGCTTGCGCGCGATACTACGCGATGGCGGACGTGGGGTACAGCCAGCCCGACAGGTGGACGTTCTACGACAGGAGCGACTGGGACGGCTGGCTGGTCAGGTCCCCGGCCAACGCGGACTGCTCGGCGCTGGTGTCGGGGTGCTACAACATCGCCGCGCACCATGAGTGGGGCGAGCCGTTCACGGCGGGGTACTTCCCCCGGGACACGTGGACGGGGAACATCCGGGAGTACGCCCTGGAGCGGAATTTCGCCGATATCAGCGACTCGTGGTCCGGAAACGTCCCGGCCGGGGGCTGGTACGCGGGCGACATCGTGCTGTCGGAGGGCGCCAGCGGGGGTCGTGGTCATGTGGCGATGATCATCAACGGTGGTTCCGGGCCCGACAGCGACGGGGCACTGCTGGCTGAGGCGTGGATCGCCGAGGACGGCTCGATCGATGGCTGGGAGGGTGACCAGACGGGTGACGAGGTTCGCATTATTGCGTACAACGACCACCCGTACACCCAGGCGGCCGCCTGGACGCACGCACTGAGGCGCCGGGACAACCCGAGCCCGCTCACCGGAGGCGACGGTAACGCTTCCGCACCCGCACCGACCCCGCAGGGCGACAATGAGAGCGTTCAGGCCGCGGTGCTAAGGGCCGCGGACGATGTGGGGCTGCACTGGGCGGTGGCGCTGGGCCTGGCCGACCAGGAGAGCAACTGCACGAACGTCTACGGACATGATGTGGGCGGGGCGTGCTCGGGTTGGGGCGAGGTGACGAGGGAGAACTTCCTGAATCACTTCCTACCCGCAGTCCTGGACTGGGAGACCAGCAACGGTGTGGGTCCGACGCAGGTGACTTATAACGGCTACTTCATCAACGACCCGAACAGGGCGTGGTGGGACCCGCATGAGTCGAGCGTTGTGGGGCTGTCGATCCTGCGGGACTATCTCGGGGGCGACTACAGCGCCGACAGCATCCGGAGGGCCGGCAGCCGGTACAACTGCGGCAATGAGAGTGATCAGTACTGGGGTTATGGTGAGAGCCTGCTCCAGCACGTCAATAGCTGGTGGTACTCGGAGCGCCCCAGCGGTGGAACAATGGACGAGGTTGAGAGGATCATCATGGCCAACGGTGACGACATCGTGAACGCGATCAACGCGGTTCGCGGGGAGCTGCGGTACGGCAAGGCGAATGAGCGGCAGGCCGGGGACGTGATCTGGGGCGTGGAGCAGAACAGGCTCCTGCTGACCCAGGCGGTCGCCACGCAGAAGGAGACCAACGGGCTCATCAAGGAGCTCGTCGAGGCAATCAAGAAGGGGAAGTGAGAATGCTCACGACTATTCAGAAGCCCGAGGTTCGGAAGGCGGCCTACGGCGTCGTTGCGGCGGTCATGACACTGCTGACGGTGCTGGGGATCGTCAAGGCGGACGCTGCGGCTCAGTACCTGGACTCCATCAGCCAGGTCGCCGGTGTCGTGTTCCTGCTCATCGCCCGCTACTTCGTGCCCTCTCCTGAGGAGAAGCCTGCTCCGGCGGCCGCGGTGACCCAGGACGGCGAGCTTGAGCGCCCGACTGTGGTCAACCCCACTCGCTACGGCGCCGGAGACGGCCCCGAGAAGGTGTGATATACTGAGGCTCTTCCTTTCGGGAGAGTGTTGGGTCGGNGAAGTCTTTGAGGACTTCGGGGGCTTCTTCTTCTTGCTGTTCTCAGCCGACAGCACCACTGATGTACTCATCCAGGGCATGGATGACGGAGAGAAGCAGGTTCAGGTCCGCCTTGACGAGATATGGGTCGATGTTCCCGTAGGTGCGACCGTATCGACTCTCGATGCTGCTTGAGCCATCTGCGATCTTCTCGATCTCCTTCAGCTCGGGGAAGTCTTCCAAGTAGATCATCGCGCGGACACCCTTCCGCGAATCTTGGAAGGGTTGTAGCCACCCCAGATGTTGCCATGATCATCAATGACGACGGGGGCCGATGTGTAACCGGCCTTGATGGCCTTGTCGAGGATATCCGGGCTGTCGGCGAGGGCCCGCTCGACGTAGGGGATGCCCATCTTGTCGGCGTACATCTTGGTCATGCGGCACTGCTGGCAGTTGGGCTGGGTGTAGATGGTGAGCATTCAGTTCTCCTTAGAAGGCCGCCTGGACGGCTGCGATGATGGCGATAGCGGTGAGGGTGGCGAAGGGTGCGGTGGAGATCAGGACGATTCGTGTGGCGAACTTATCTTTGTCCAGGTGGGAGTACATCAGTCCTCCACGTCGATCGTGACGAGGCGGAAGTGCTTCGCGAGCGCGTACTTATCGACGATGTGGTACTCGAAGGCGTCGCCGTTGTCAATGAGGGCGATGACATCGCCATAGTGAGCAATATCGCCGTTCTCCAGGGGAAGCGAGCCATCGGCGCGGACTGGGGAGCCCACGTAGTCCGCGATGATCTCCTTGTGAGCACTGGTGTAGACGGCTACAGCCAAGATGTTGGAGTCCTTGTCATCACAGGGCTCGACAGCGAACACCGGGTTGGTGACATAGCGGTACTTGTAGCCAGGGTTGCGAAGGACCTCGATGCGGGTGAGGGGACCGTCGCTGAGGTAGGGCTTGATGAGCAGGCTGGCGACGTGCTCGCCATCGACGGTGAGACGCTGCTCACTCACGACGTAGAGCGTGTTGGTGTAGATGATGAGGGCTCCGATACCGAGCTCATCGGCTGTTTTGAGAGCGGATTGCATACTGGTTCCTCTCGGTTGCTTGGACGGCTTCAGTATAGCCCGATCGACAGGGGCGGGGCGATAGACTGCGAGTGAGTAATACCATCTTGACTTCAGGAGTCTGCGATGCTAGGCACTGAGCCGCCCCAGGCGCCCTATGCGAGGGTCGTGGGGCAGATTCTCACGCCGGACGACATGCGCCCGGCCGGCGACGTCACGGTCGTCTTCACGTACGGGCCCTATGTCGTCTCCTACGGCACGGCCTACATCGAGCGCAGGGTCGAGGTGGGAGTGGACCCGTCCGGGGCGCTCTACGACCCAGCGACGGGCAAGAGTTATGTCGATCTGATCGCTCCGGGAGCCGGGGTGACGCCTGCGGGGCAGTGGTTGTGGCACATCGACGTCGTGGCGAGCGGGGACTACCTGCTCCAGGGCGACCTGGCACTGCGACAGGGCACTGTGGTGGACGTTGCGAGCGTACTGACGAACGGGGACGGCANNTTGGTGGGGCCGGGGCCGCTGATCCGGCGTTGCCCGGTCCGACACCGCCTGCGGGGGACCTGGCGGGGCTCACGGCGCGTGTCGAAAACCTCACGCAGGCTTTGAACGGGCTGAGGACCGAGATCGCGGACAACAAGAGGGCGATCGACGAGCTGAAGGCGCAGCCCCCGGGCGGCGGGGACGGCAACGAGGTCGAGATGATCGACAACGGCGACGGAACAGTGACATACAAGGACAAGTCTGTGCCGCAGGGCACGCCGGAGGGCTGAGGAATGGCTAAGCAGTTCGTGGGGAAGGCCACAAGTTACACGGTTGACGGCGCAGAAGCGCGTTTCATCGACAACGACGAGCAGACGCAGGCGCTCAACACGCTGCGGAACGAGGTGCCCGGTCTTGCGGATGCAAGAATTGAGGCCCGTATCGAGGCGTACAAGCAGGAGGTCAATGCGAAGTTCGCCCTCAAAAGCGCTCTGGACGGCCTTCTGAAGGCCGCGGACGCTGCTGCAACCTACGCCCCCAAGACGGCACTGGAGGGGCTGCTGAAGGCCACTGATGCTGCCGCTGCGTACGCATCCAAGGGCGACCTGGCGGCGGCTAAGGAGGCGCTGGAGAAGGGCCTGAAGGACAACACGGACGCCGACGCAAGGCGTTGGAGCATCATCAGCGCCAACAAGACAGATGTCGCTGACCTGAAGACCCGGGTGAAGGCCCTTGAGGACAAGCCCGCGGCCCCTGGCGGCCAGGGCGGAGGCGTGCAGGCGGGCGACACGGGCTGGGTGGACATCGCTCAGGGCCAGGTCGGCTCTGAGCAGTACCAGTACCGAGTTGTCGGCGCCACAATGTTCTTCCGGAAGAAGGGCGATGAGTGGCGCGCGCTGCCGAAGCCCGCGACCACCGTGACGCGCGTCGCGACGCTGCCGCAGACCTACGGGAAGCTGGAGCGGGCGAGCACGTTAGTCGTCAAGAGGGGCGACCCGAAGCAGGGCAAGGGCGACGAGTGGACCTCGGACGGCTCGATGATCGAGATCTGGCCGAACTGGACCGTGATGTACACCTGCATGGATCTTCAGGGCACCTATGCCATGGGCCTGCTCGAGACCACGGTGGAGAAGCCATTGCTCACCCCGGCTCAGCCCGGCGGTGGGGTCACCGAGGAGAAGCTCAACGAGCTCAAGACCAGTCTTGAGGCGAAGATCACCGCGGCCACGTCCGAGATCGCCTCCACCAGGGCTGTGATGAGCGGCGTGAGGGACAAGGTCACGACCCTTGAGACCAAGGTCGCCGCGCTGGAGAACAAGCCGGGCGGCGGTGGCACGACAGGTGCGACAGTGCTGGTGCTCGGGCCGACTGAGAACCTTCCGGCGGGCACCAAGCCCGGAACGGTGATTGTTCGAAGGAGCAACTAATGGCTCTGCCCAAGTGGGTTAAACAGGTCGAGGTCACGGGTGGCACTGCGAGGCAGCCCAACCCGGTGACCTTGATCACCTCGGGTGAGAAGGGCGTCGCGCACGACGACTGGGTAGTCATCATCCAGGGCGGCCAGTTCGGGAGCCAGGGCATCCCGGAGTTCATCAGCAAGGCGAACTCGGGGTGGTTCGGAAACCAGACCGCCGGGGTAGCCAGCCGCAGCCTGGGCGTGTGGGTCAAGAAGGTCGATGACGTCGAGGAGTTCTCACGGCCTCTTGCTGTCGGGGATTCACGTGCTTCGTACACCGGGCGCCAGCTCGCCACCGTGCTGGTGCTCGACGGCTCTGTCGTCAAGAGCTTCAACCGCTCTGACGGCGTGACGATCAACACGCTGAACAGCAACCAGATCAAGACGGCCGTCGCCAAGCAGAACAAGCCGCACCTGGTCGTGTCGCTCCAACATTACACGAGCGGGGATCATGCCAGGCCGTTCGAGGGCGCCATTCAGACGATCGACGATGGGCAGAAGACGGTTCAGCCCGCTCCGAACTCGTCGAGCTCGATCCTGGTGGGCTGGGCCGACAAGGACTACGCCTTCACTGATGCGTCGATCCAGACCTGCGTGGCGACGTGGGCGTTCACTGCTGAGGGGCTCGACCCCACGCCGCCCACCGCGGAGAAGCACGAGAACTGGTACGTCGTGGGAGAGGACGACACGCACCGGGATCAGTACGCGGCGCTGACTGTGGTTGGGGACAACGGCCAGGAGAAGGGCACCCTGTCGATGGCAGCAGTGCCGAGGGGTCTGGCGACCTGGCAGGAGCTCATCGACAGGGACAGGAGCGCCCAGAACGGCGGAGAGAACACGGACGGGTTCTTCGTGGCCCACAGGGGCGGCAGCAAGTCGTGGGTGGAGCACACCGAGAACGCCTACACGCAGTCCGTGTCGTTCGGAGTGGACGCTTTGGAGTTCTCCTGCAACGAGTCCAAGGACGGTGTGTGGTTCGGGCTGCACAACAGGACCTTCGAGTCGCTGGGTGGCCCCGCTACCGACCCGCACACGATGACTTGGGAGGAGATCAAGGCCGCCCTGCCGGCGAACAAGATCCCCGCCCGGTTGGACTGGCTGCTCGACAGGTACGGACAGACCCACTGTTTAGTTATCGACCCGAAGTACCGGGCCGGGGAGTGGAAGCGCCTGCTGAAGTACATCACCGACAGGAACGTAACTCCTGCGCAGATCGTGATCAAGTACTACGGGGACTCGAACTGGCTGTTCGAGCAGGCGAAGGCCGAGGGCTGCGGGGCCTGGGGCTATGCCTACGCGGAGGACACCACAGCGCCCTGGTACGAGACCTTCAAGAGCTCGACAGGGCCGTTGGACTTCCTGTCGATGCAGTGGGACACCCCGGCGAACGTGGTAGACCCTCTACGAGCCTCGAACAAGCCCGTGGTCGCTCACATCCTCGACGATCAGACCCAGTACGTGCAGGCGGCCCGCAAGGGCATGCGCTCCGCGATCGTGGCCGGGGTCAAAGGCGTTCTTCAGCGCCAGTGCTGATCACCAGAGGCTGACGACGAGCTCGCTCTTAGAGGGGCTTCCGGGTCGGGGCTGCGTGTCCCAGGTCCGGGAGCCCCAATAAGTCTCACCGCACTCGTAGAGGTCTTCGAGCATCGAGCCACTGACGTTGACTCGGCGAAAGCCGTCCTCCGGGTTCACGATCGACACGGGCAGATCGCCCTCGTGCTGTCGAATCTCTTCGAGCTCGACGATGACGTCGGAGCACAACATCACACGATCGTCGTAGTGACCCCCCTGAATGTCGTCAAGAGTTATCCTTGACACCGCGCTATCGACGCAGTACGACCGATCGCACTGGCACTCGCACGTGCACCGACCTTCGCAATCGCAGTCGAAGGTCTTAGGGCCGTAATTCCTGACCAGTGGCTCGACAGGGGCGGGAGAGGGCACGTCCTCAGCGGTGATGACCGGAGAGGCGTTCTCAGCCTTCTTAGCGGGCTTCTGGACCTCGACACGAGCGGGATCCACCTGGAGCCGCATAACGGCCTCAGCGAGCTTTCCGAGGGCCTTCTCGTAGGACGACAGGGCGAACTCCGTGAACGACAGGGGCTTGGTCTTCCGGACCTTCTTGACCCGCTTAACGATCATGGTCGGCATGAGTTTCATGTCGAACTGCCGGTGGCTGGTCTCGGGCTGGAGCAGGAAGTGCATGAAGCTGGTCCGCTCGACGAGCTTGACCTTGCGCCGACCGAAGTAGAACTTCTCACCCTTGTGGAGCTCGCACAGCATGACGCGCTCGATCTCCTCAGTGAACTCCTCGTCATTGTCATCGATGAACTCGACGACGTTGAGGTAGGACTCCTCCGACATGGCGAGGAGGAGGGGCTTGTAGGTGGGGGCCATGACCCAGAACTGGATGATGTCGAGGCTCTCGCACGAGTACCGGGGGTCTGACATGACTCGGCAGTCGCCGAGACCCTTGATCTCGATGTAGTCCCGCTTCATGACGCCCCAGCAGTGGACGGGGCGGACCTTGCGTGCCATTTGGTGGTTCCTCTCGGTTCGATGTTGATGCTTGCTGTCGGTCGGGTGATGGCGACATCCGGTTGACCGACAGGTGCAACCCTAGCACGGCTCTCCGACAGGGGCAACGTTCGAGGATGTGTCGTGCAGCACACGCGCTCCTACGCGTACGCGCGCGCGGGCGCGCGCATGAAACCCAAAACCCACTTTTATATACTTCGCATAGAAAAGTATGAACTCCGTACAGTAATCTATACTCACAACATAGAACTTCACGTAAAAAATTATACTAAGTTCTCTAAATATTATATACTAAATATATACTATATACATTATTATATTATATACTACGAAGAGAGTTTAGAAGGTAATGTAGGTACGTACCTACATTTATTTCTTCGGCCTGACATCTCCCTGTCGTTCCAACCAAAAGCCCATGTCGATCTCTTCCCCGACCAACCGGTCGGTTAAATACAATGCGCGCTACAAAAATGAGATTTTCGGGACTTGAGTCCTAAAAATTCAGTTTTCGACCTTCGGACCCTGAAGATGAACAAGGGTAAATTTCTATATGTCAAGAAAACTTGACATTCACATTATGTATTCAACCTAGTGGTTAGTAAGTAGTGTGACGTGTGTGCAAGAGCACAGAAATCTTTCGGCCCTGTCGTACTCTGTCGAGCCGTATGTGGTACAGTTCTATCTGCGACATCCGGTTGGAACCAGCGGACACTTAGAAAGGGAACCGACATGCCATTCGTTGCAGGTAAGGATCAGCGGGCCGAGCGCGCGCGGTACAGGGAGGACGAGCTCGTTGTCGAGCGGGCCAAGTACGCTGCGGAGCTCCTCAGGAAGCGCATTAGGCGCGAGGGAGTCATCCAGGCCCAGTACCCGCAGGTCTTCGGGTTCAAGGCCCAGCAGACGATTCACAATCACTTCCGCTCCGGGAAGGTCACACTGATCGATCTCATCCGCATCGTCAGCACTCCGGGGTTCGAGCTCAGCATCGATGATGTGCTCCGTACGGCCATCAGCATCATCCAGAGTCCCGCGGATGCCGAGCCCGATGAGGACGGGGAGCCCGTCCCCAGGCCGCGGAAGCGCAGGAAGCCGAAACAGGAGGCTAAGCTCACGACGGAGAAGGCGCCCGAGAAGCCGAAGCTGAGGGGCACCGAGGTCGATGAGGAACTCTTCCTGTCGAAGGACTACAGTCGGTTCGCCAACCTCCTCAAGCAGGCCTCCGGCGAGGAGGACGACTGATGGCGCGCAACCTGGAGGACGACCTGAACGAGAAGATCGACAGGGCCATCTTGGAGGAGGCGCAGAAGCCCCGCAGGGAGCGCATGTCGAATGTTGCGCTGGGTCGGATGTTCGACGTCCACGAGACCACCATCAGGAGGCACAAGCAGGCGCTCCAGAAGGCGCTCAGGCTCCCTATCGAGCAGGACAGGGACGAGTTCTTCGACATCCCGGTCAACGCCATCACGCAGCGCAGGCGGACCGTCAGGCTTGAGGATGGCTCCTACGAGCGCGTTACCTACAACCCCGCTGTCGCAGTAGCCGAGGACGTCCGTGAGGCTTCCTATGAGGAACTGGAGAAGGTCTTCGACCGGGCAGTCCTCGCGGTGGCACCCAAGGCTGAGGAGGACAAACCCAAGACACTGGTTGTGTGCTTGTCGGATTTTCAGGTGGGCAAGACGGACAGTCTCGGTGGGACGCAGGAGACTGTGAACCGAGTCATGGGGACCCTCAAGCGGATCACTGAGTGGATTCAGGCCGAGGGTTCTTACGAGGAGATCATCATCGCCGATGTCGGTGATGTCTGCGAGGGGTTCTGGAACGTCACCTCGCAGCAGCAGACCAACGACCTGTCGCTTACGGATCAGATTCGTGTCGCCCAGCGCCTGATGGCTGAGGCGGTCGCGATGCTGGCCCCGCTGTGCACCCGGATGACGTACGTGTCGATCCCGTCGAACCACTGCGCCGTGCGGACGGGCAAGGGCAACGACAACCGAGCCAACTCGCCGGATGATGATTTCGGGCTCCTGATCGCGGACACCATCCAGGCGATCATGTCGGGCCGGGAGCCGTTCAGCCACGTGAACTTCGCCAAGCCCCAGAAGTGGGAGGAGGCCGTCACGGTGGAGACCGCCGACGGGACCGCCGTGGGCTTCACTCATGGCCATCTGGCAGGCTCTCAGGCGAAGATTCCGTCCTGGTTCAGGGACCTCGCCTTCGGGCACCGCAGCGGCCTTCACGAGGCCTCGATCCTGGTCCACGGGCACTTCCACAATTTCGGGGTGTCGCTCGTGGGGGACAACAAGTTCGTCATCGGTTGCCCGACCGCGGACAACGGCTCCTCGTGGTTCACGAACCGCACCGGGGACGCCACCGATCCGGCTCTGCTGACATTCGAGGTTCAGGATAAGAAGGCCAAGCGGTGGGAGCTCTGGTACGAGTGATCTTTGTTGTAGGATTCCTTATGATCGTAGCGTTCGTCATGATCGCGGACGAGTACGGTGATGATCAGTGATGTTGTGGACTCTCTCAGTTCTCGCCGCGTGCGTCCTGTCGGGCGGGCTCGGGTACTTCGTCGGGTCGGAGGTGAAGGGGTTGCGCGATGAGGCTATCTTCGCGGCGTTCCTCAAGGAGGTCTCCGACGAGTCCGAGCAGATGAAGCTGCTTCTGGATTTGGACGACTGATGAAGGGACGTTCGGTTCCGGCCCTCAGCGCCCTGTCGTACGCTTACGGCAGAGGGCTGGGGGCCGAGTCGGTCGAGGAGCTGCTGGGCTTCTGGACCTGTTATGTTTTCGGATCCCAGTGGCGAGTGATAGGAATTCTCAATGAAAAGAACCGCAGAAGAGCAGAAGGCTATTGATCTTCAGAGGAAGAGCCTGGTCATCCGGGCCCTGCTGAGGGGTAAACCGCGCAGCGAGGTGGCGGAGAGGTTCCAGCTCTCCGAGGCCGAGGTCTTCCGCATCGAGGAGGACTACTACTCCAGTCAGGAGTCGCTCTCTGAGCACGCCCAGCTCATGAAGCAACTCACCCGTCTTGAGAAGCTCCTCGATGCTCTCTGGGACTCCGTCATCGAGAACCCCTTGGCGACCAATCCGGACAACGTCAAGACGGCTCTGGCGACCATCGAGGCGGTCAGCGATCTGGCTGGGCTGAAGAAGACGAAGGTCGAGGCGGAGATCAAGCTGATCCAGCAGCAGCAGATTCCGATCATTGTTGCCTTTGTCGAGTCCATCCAGAACAACATGGAGCAGCATTTGTTTCCCCTTCTTACAAAACGGGGGCAGAAGCAACTCGAAGCGCACCGGGAGGAGTGGCTCGCCGACGCCACCTCCAACTCAGCGAGTATCCTGGAGGAGCCCAAGGCCGACATGACCATCTGAGTGTGGGCAACATCATACTCTGAAGGGTCAACTGGCTTCTGAGGTGTGCTACTATTATCCATGCAGGCAGGGGGTTGCGACCCGCTTCGGCGGCCCCTGGAGCGCTTAGCCTTTCGGCTCTCGCCCATCTGGTGTTTTCGGTTCCGCCAGATGGGCGATCCTGTTTTTATAGACTTGTCTCGAAGGAGGACCGATGGCGGAGAAGATAGACTTCCGGGCTGTCGCAGATCAGTTCGGTACGCGCTCGCATGAGCGGCAGATGCGAGAGGACCCTGTTCTCTGGGCTCAGGACCGTCTTGGGGACCACTTGTGGTCGAAGCAGCGTGAAGTTATGTACTCGCTCCGAGACAATAAACGTACTCTTGTCGCTTCCTGTCACGCAAGTGGCAAAGGCGCACCTCCTGAGGCGGATATTCTCACTGATCGCGGTTGGATCACCTACGGGGAGATCGAGCGAGGTGATCGTGTCTACACGCCTGAGGGGAAACTCACACAAGTCGTTGCGGTCATGACGTGGCACGACCGCCCGCACTACAAGGTAGAGTTCAGCGACGGTGTGGTGGAGCAGTTCGACGCTGCTCACGAGTGGAACACCATCCACCTGTCGCACCGTCCCCGCAGGGTTTCCGATTGGCGCGAGCACTGGGACGCTACTTACCGGTTCGAGACTCAGGAGATCGCTGAGACCCTCCGATCTCCCTCTGGGCAGTTGAACCACCGAGTGCCCACCTGCCGCCCCCTGTCGGGCTCGGGTGAAGTTCCTGACATCGATGGCTATCTTCTCGGTTATTGGCTGGGAAACGGGACCCGGGGTGCTGGTGCGATCTCATTCCATGCGGACGATAGCAACCATCTCATTCGTGAAGCTCAGCGGGCTGATCACGGGCTTCTCCCGATTCGCGAGACATCTGAGAACGGGCGGATGTCAACACCCGCCGAACTCCAGGTGAAGCTTCGTGAGGTCGGAGTGCTGGAGGACAAGCACATCCCGGAGACGGTTCTCCGCGCCCCTGTCGAATACCGCCTAGCTGTCGTTCAAGGGTTGCTCGACGCGGACGGGCATGCGACGAGGAACGGTTCGGTGTCCTTGGGCCTCTGTGATAAAAGTCTCGCTTTCGGTGTGCAGGAACTCATCCGTGGTTTGGGCACAATTATCAACATTCACCCGCATGACGCGAAGTTGTATGGGCGTGTGACGAGTACGCGTTACCGTATGAACTTCACACCGATCGGGTGGGAACCCTTCCGCTTACAACGGAAGTATGATGCATTTCACAATAATCGAGGTGTCAGTCAAGCGTCTCGGAACACTGTGCGCACAATTAAGAGCGTTGAGCCTGCGGGTACCTCAACAACGATCTGCATTGAGGTCGCCGATCCGAGTCACATGTACCTGACCGGTCGAGCACTAATTCCCACGCATAACTCGCACACTGCGTCTCGGGCCATTGGGTGGTGGCTCGATGTGCACCCGCATGACCCCACCGAGACCCGCGTGATCACCACAGCCCCGTCGTGGAACCAGGTGAAGAACGTCATGTGGGCCTATGTCGAGGACCTCCAGTCCAAGGCGAACATGCCTGGGCGTATCACCGGTAAGGCGGAGTGGACTTTCCCTGGGTTCAAGACGGCTACCGCGTTCGGGCGCAAGCCTGCGGATTATGACGAGTCCACTTTCCAGGGGTTCCACTCCACCTACGTCCTCGCCGTTGTCGATGAGGCCGGTGGCGTGGCGGAGAACATCTTCACCTCTGTCGAGACCATCACCACGAACAAGCACGCCCGCATCCTCGCCATCGCGAACCCGGACGACCCGAACTCGTACATGGCGAAGATCTGGCGCGATGAGTCGAAGCTTCCACCGTCGGAGCGGAAGTGGAACCTCATCACCATCTCCGCGTTCGATACGCCGAATTTCACGGGTGAAGAGGTCCCTCAGAAAGCGAAGGATAATCTGCTCCAGAAGGAGTGGGTCGATGATGCTGAGCGCCGTTGGGGCAAGGACGATCCCCGGTACGTGTCGAAGGTTCTTGCTCGGTTCCCCGACATCGGTGATGACGGGCTGTTCAACCTCGGCCGGGTGCTTCAATCTATGAACGAGTGGGCTGACGACGAGTGGAACACGACCGCCCCGATCCACATCGGTGTTGACGTCGGTCTGTCCACCACCGGTGACTTCAGCGTGATCTCCACCTGTCAGGACGGCCATGTCGAGGTCGTCGAGCGTGTGAAGGGATACGACGGGAACAGGCTCTCCAGGCTCATCGGGCAGCACGCCAAGCGCCTGCGGGCCGAAGGGCTCGACGTGGACATCCGCATCGACGCCGTGGGCGTCGGACGAGGTGTTCAGGCCGTCATCGACAACCACGTGCCAGAGGAGATTCCGGTCTACTGGATCGTAGGCAACGCGGCGTCGCCGGACAACTTGAAGTGGTACAACTTCCGAGCGGCGATGTATGACTCCGTCGCTCAGGCCATTAATGTTGGCGAGTTGTCGGTCCCACCCGATGAGGCCGCTGGCGAGAAGACCGAAGGGCTCTTCGATGAGTTCCGCTCGATCCTCTACGAGTACAGGGGGACCAAGCTCCTGATCCGTGGGAAAGATGAGCTGAAGAGGAAGGGCGAGCCTTCCCCCGACGTTCTGGACTCGATCTGCTACGCGGCGATGCCGAGCAATCTTCTAACAGACGGGACGGACTCTCTTATCGAGGCTGATACCCTAATGGAGAGTACGGATTCCGAGTACTCACCTATAGACGAGTGGGGTAACGAGGAGTGGACCTTCGCCCCAGCCTGAGGAGTTGAACTGTGAAATTTGGCACATTTCAGATTGGCGGGTCCACCCAGCGCGTCCAGGCCCGGCTGACCGAGGCGTCCAAGGCGTACGCCGCGGTCACCCGCGGGGCTGTCGCATCCCTCAACCGGGAGGACATCGGTTGGTCCCGCTGGGGCGATGAGGATGCCACCTCCGATGTGGTATCTCTCACGGTCATCAAGGAGCACTCGCTGAGGGCTCGGAGGCTAGCCGCCTATAACCCGCTGGTGAAGCGCGGCATCGGCATACGCAACGCCTACATGTGGAGTGAGATTCCTCGCATTTCCGGGATCAAGACGCCTGAGACCGCGGCGCTCTACGACACCGTCCTCTCCCGCACGGCCCGAGCCCGGGACGAGGCGGCCTTCTGCACCGATGGCATCGTGCTCTACACCGTTCGCCGGACCGACAAGCGAGTTGCGCCTGTGCCCCTGTCGCGCATCCGGGGCATCGCCCGGGCCCTGGACGCCACCGATGAAGCTGACATCTTCGCCTTCCTGATCGACCCGGTGCCCGTGTCGGACACCCTCTCCACGGCGGAGCAGGAGCGACGCAAGCCCGAGTGGCATGTTGTTAACGGCAAGGACTGGGCCCCTGTTAAAGATGAGAAGGGTTACAGGACCGTCCACGATGACCGGGTCGTCTACGAGATGGTTAACAGGCAGATCGGCGAGCAGTGGGGCAAGCCCGAGCTCATGGGTGCCGTGTACTGGGCGCAGGCCTATAAGGAGTTCCTTGAAGCGTCCCATGTGATGACCAAGGCCCTCGCCAGAATTGCGTTCAAAGTCACATCTGCCACGGCCAAGCAGCAGCAGGCCGTCATCCAGCAGATGTCGAACGCTCAGGGTATCGGTGGCCTCGCCTCGCTCGGGGCGGGCCAGGAGTTCACCGCCGTCTCCAAGGCCGGAGCGGGCATCGACTTCGGGGCCGGTACTCCGCTCGCCTCTATGGTCGCCAGTGCACTCGATGTGCCCCTGTCGGTCCTTCTCACAGATGGTTCCGCCGGTGGGCGACAGGGTGCTGAGACGGCCTTGGAGGACCCCACCTTCAAGGCTTTCGAGTTCCGCAGGCAGATTCACAAGAGCCTCATTCAGAAGATCTTCCTGGCTCTCGGCAGGAAGGTCGAGGTCGAGCTCGCACCCCTGTCGAACGAGCTCATTCAGCGCTGGGGCCAGGTCGTCACCCTTGGTCTTCAAAACGGAATCCTCCACAAGACTGAGGCGCGCAGCCTCTTCCTCGACAGGCTCCAGCCGATCAATGCCCGGCCGATCAACGACCTGCCTGTGTCGGAGGAGATTCTCGCCGCGAAGAGCCTGGCCGATCCCAACGCCGTGCAGGACAGCGTCGCCAAGAAGAGCAACTCTCGTACTGGCGTGGGCGCCATGTCAGACGGCACTAATGCCAACCGTGACGAGGCCGGTGGCGAGACACTCGCCTGAATGAAAAGGAGTTCCTGAAATGCGTACGGAGTACAGGTCCGCTTTCCACGGAGGGGTGACCGCTCTTCTGGAGGCGGCCACTCCGGACGTGCTGTCCGGGGAGAAGCCCGGCCGGTACCGCATCCGAATCATCTGCCCGGGGCAGGGCTCCAGTGGCACCTACTCGGAGGCCAACCTCGCCGCCTCTGTCGGGCACTTCCCCGCCGGGACTCAGATGTTCATGGATCACCCGTCGAAGGATGAGGATGTGAACCGCCCCGAGCGATCCGTGAAGGACCTCGCGGGGCGGTTGGTGACCGACGCCGTTGTCGGTCTCGATGGAGCACTATACGCCGAGTGCGAGGTGTATCCGTCCTTCAACGACATCATTCGTGAGAAGTGGCAGGACATCGGTGTGTCGATCAATGCCTGGTCGGAGAACGGTCTGGACGCCGACGGCATTGTACCGGTATTCGATGGAGTCACTTCTGTAGACTTCGTAACGAAGGCGGGCGCAGGTGGCGCTTTGCTGGAGGTGCTGGAATCCCAGCGCGTCAGTTCCGATGAGGAGAACCATATGAACGAGGAGACGATCCGTCAGGCCATCGCCACTGCGGTGACCGAGGCTCTCGCCCCGCTTCTTGAGCTTCTCGCCAAGGACAATCTTCCGGGAGAGCAGCCGGTCGCCCCTGAGGCTCCCGCCGGCGAGGCCCCGGGCGAGGACCCTGAGCGGAAGCCCGAGGAGCCCGCGGACAAGCCCGAGGCCCCTGAGCCGACCCCCGAGCGCAAGCCCGAGGCGCCCGGTGAGAAGACCGACGACAAGCCGCCCGCCGCTTCGAGCGAGAAGAAGCCCGATGACGATGAGGACGAGAAGAAGCGCAAGGCCCGCAAGGAGTCCGCTGCTGAGGCTTTCGTCATCGCCACCCGCCTGCTCGACTCCGGTCTGCCCTCCGTTGCTCAGAAGCGGGTCATCGACGCTGTCGAGTCCGGTACCGAGCTGAAGGAGGCCATCTCGGCCGAGCAGCACTACCTGACTTCGGTCAAGGCATCCACGGCTGGGGAGATTCGCGAGGCGAGCTCCGAGCCTTACAAGATCAAGAACTTCAAGTGAGGTAAGGAGCTCACAATGGTACAGATCAACTCCTTCGGCGCCAAGAAGATTTCTGACATCCAGGTCTTCGAGTACTCCGACACCCTGTCCCTTCCTGTGGACCTGTCGAGGTACAGCAAGAGCCACATCGGCGATGTCGTCCAGGTCGGTGGCCTGCTCGGCGTTCTTGTGACCGAGATCGCTCCGTCCGCTCAGGATCAGGCTAAGCTCGGCCAGGACCCGCTGTGGAACCCGCTCACTAAGCCGACCTGGGGCAACAACGGCCCGGGCTACGCCTCGGTCCGCATCTCCGGTGGCGTCTTCAAGCTTCAGGTGACCCTGACCGGGACCGGTGTCGAGCCGGGTGCCCTGATCTACGCGAAGCCCGCTGCCAACGGCAGGATGGAGCTCACCAACGACAAGGCCGCCGGTACCGCCGGGCTCGTCGGTTACGCCTACTCCAAGATCACTGGTACGGGTGCCCAGACGGTTCCCGTCATCCTCGCTCGCTGAAAGGAATGATGGGACAAAATGTTCACGTCTTACACTGAGTTCGCCAAGACTCTTGAGTCCGCCATCGGTGGTGACCGGGCGGCCCAGGGCCAGCTGAAGAACGCGATCCTGGAGGCCGACTCCTCGCGCGACCGCGGTACCTTCCGTGAGGCCGTCACCTCGGACATGCTCGCCCCCTGGTTCACCCAGGCCGTGCAGCCCGCTTTCGAGGACGCCTACAAGGACCAGGAGGAGACCTGGAAGGAGTTCGCCAGCGAGGAGCTGCTGAACGACTTCCGCCCGGTCCAGCTCCTGTCGCTCGACCACGACATCGACGCCACCCTCCTGCGGGACAACGGTGGCTTCGTGGCCCCGGCCGGCACCCTGCCGAAGATTCCGGAGCTCACCCCGTACCCGACCTTCGGTTACAAGGCCTCGGGTCGCTGGATCGACACCGCCAAGCATGGTGCTCGCCTCCAGTTCTCCTGGGAGGCCTTCATCAACGACGACTACGGTCTGATCGAGCGGTTCCCCTCGGACGCCGCCAAGCTGGCTGCCCGCACCGTTGACGCCGCCTGCTACGGCGCGCTGTTCTCCCTCGACCCGAGCACCCCGGGCTTCAACTCCGGTGTGATCTCCGACTCGCTTGGTACCGTCCTGAAGGCTCGTAACGCTGACGGCGTTCTGATCAACAACAACGTTTTGAAGAACGCCCCCCTGTCGTACGACGCCATCAAGGCCGCCATGCAGCAGGTCGCTGAGACCAAGGTCGATGGCCGGTACGTCACCGTTCCGTCCTACGTCCTCCTGGTTCCCCCGGCTCTGGAGAACCTGGCCAACATGGTGGTCAACACCCGCACTGTCGAGCGCGTTGTCGCCGGGCAGAAGGCGGGCGACCAGATGAAGTTCATCGAGGAGAACGGCCTGACCGCCAAGGTCAAGGTTGTCGTCTCCGACCTGGTCGCCATTCTCGGTGGCGCCTCGCAGGGCGGCACCAACTGGGTCCTGGCTCCTGCGGGTGGTCGTACCTCGGCCAAGCGCACCATCGTTCGCACCGCGCTCCGCGGCTACGACAAGCCCGAGCTGCGCGTGAAGAACGCTGGTGGCCTGTACCTGGGCGGCGGTGAGGTTCCCTACACCGCTGGTTCGTTCGACAACGACGACGCTCAGGCCCGTGTCCGCCTCACCACCGGCGCCGGGGTCCTCAACGTTGAGGGGATCGTGGCCAGCACCGGTAAGGGCGTCTGATCCACGCGACATCCCTATCGCGGTCCCTCGGAACCCCGCTCCTGTCGAAGGG